GTGATTGCGCAAGAAGTTATGGACGTAGTACCGGAAGCGGTGAGCACGTTCGAAGATCACGAGTACCTTGATGGACCAACGAAAGACGGCGATGAGTTGATAGGGCGCCAGCGCTTCTTTCAGGTGGATTATGGCGCTATTGCGGCATACGCTGTGCAAGTGTGTAAAGAGCAGGAGGAAGAAATTATTTCATTAAGGAATGACATTGAGGAATTGAAGTTGATTGTAAACTCATTGCTTGAGAGCAAGTAAAAATATGCCCCGCTGATGCGGGGCTTTTTATTAGAATGGAATGTCGTCGTCGAATGTTGACTGAGGATTTGGTTGAGGTTGTGACTGCTGTTGAGTGCGTTGCTGCTGTTGCTGTGGTGCTCGTTGTTGCTGGTTGCCTTGTCCTCGTTGGCTGAATATCAGCTTAGGGAAATCAGCTGCCTGCAAAGAATTGTAGATCGTTCCGTTATGCTCTCTTGATGAGATCTTCAACGTCTCGCACGATACTGAGATTACTCGACCAACCTGGAACGCTTCACGATACCAGTCAGCAAGGCCAGGTTTTCCACCATCGCTAAAAAAGAATGTGTAGTTGGTGTATTCGCGATCGCCATCACGCGGTTTGTAGCTTTCTGCCAGTTCGATGATATAAGTATTGCCGCCGTTACGTTCAAGAATCTTTGGTTCTTTGCGGATCTCGCCAGTGATGATATGCATGTTTTTCTCTCCTAAATTTTATGGGCGACCGAGGCCGCCCTGATGATTATTCGAAGTTGGTGATTGATTGAGATTGTACAGGCTTCGAGCTTGTTGCTTCAACCTGTTTTTTCTGTTCTGGTTGCGCAGGTCGAATGCCGCGAGCTTTACCGATCTCAAACTTCGCCTTAAGTGCGTTGTAGTGATCCTGAATAATTGACTTGCTCGCCGTGTCAGTCTGGCGATAAGCATTGGCCCAAACATCCTTCAGTGATTCTATATCTTCACACGCATCAAGTTCTTTCTTCCAGTCCTTGACAGATTTCACCGCAAGCTGCGCGTCGTCGTCACTTTGGCTAATACCCAGCGCCGCAGCGAGTGAGTAACGTCGCGCGTACGTCATTGCGGAACCAACACCTTGAGGATCGCGTTTTGCAATAGGCATCATCATGAAGAATTTGGCCCATTGCCCGGATTTGTGAATCAACATAGTCTCAAGATGGAAAGTTGTTTCAGTGCTGGTATCCAGCATTGATTGCAGGATCATAATATCGTTATCAGTGAGTGCCGGGCTAACTGCCGCCATCATTGCGTCAAGTGTTGCGTAAGAGTTTTTCAGGTGATTGTTTTTTGCATCCTTCTTTGCTTTCGCGAATTTGTTGCGAGCGTTGAACAGTGCCGGAAGGATTTCGTTGGTTTCTGGTGATAATTGCATCTTAACTTCTCCTGATTGGTGTATGAGGTGCATTATAACACCTCACTAATTATTTGTTTAGCTATTTGTGCCGTTTACTTGTTTTGGTAGCGTACCCATGACGGAGTTTCAAGTTCGATCTCGCTTGCGTCGCCAGCATATCCGGGCCAAACGTCCATCTCAGAGCAAGCCTTATAAGTGTGGACCACGCTAATATACTGATTGCGACCGATTCTGATTTGCTCCATAGTCATGCGGTAAGCAAGGGCGATGTAAGGTTCCTTTTTCTCCTGTGCCAGCAATCGAACTACGATCGGGATATCTTCCGGGAAGTTTCCTTCAAATGCCCCAGCCTGAATTGCACGACGCAATAGGTCATGCTGCAAGGCCATTTTAAGATAATACCCGTGATTGTATGCCAGTCTCGGGAACTCTAACGGGTTGGCGCTCATCGTGGTTTTGAAGTCAGTGATAATCAGAGCTTCAGGGAAAATCACGTCTTCAAATACCGGATCGCCGTTCTCATCATAACCAGTCAGCACGCGACCTGGAACATTCTCTTTGTAGTCCAGATGGTCAAGACGAACCTTAACTTTGACGCCGGATATCTCACCGAAGATTGAGATCTCACGCTGCGCCGTCTCGCTGTTGATGCACGCTTCGTGATCGGGATTTTGCTCAAGTATAGCCCTCATCTTCATGCAGGCGTCGTATTTGTCAGCGTCAACAAGCTGCTTCCCTTCAGCGCGCGCCTCAGCCTCAGCAATCAGTTCAATCAGGTATTGAACGTTGAGTTCTTCACCACAATCAACCATCATTTTGATGAGGTCCGGGTACTGCTTACCGGATGTACCTTTCAGGCCGAAAGATTTTAATTTTGCAGCCAGTGAGGTTTGTGACGTAATCAGATCCTTGAACTCTGTCGGGGCCGGACAACGCGCATACGTTGCAGTAAACAGATCGCGACTCTCAAAGTTGGTATGCGACTGAGTACCGAACTCCAGCGCTTTCGTTGTCTCATTCTTCTTGAATCTCCAGTTAGCCGGGCAAGTTTGATAGATTTCTGCAAGGCTCGATCCGCTTACATACTCTGCCGCCCAACCTTCGTTGCTGTGATACTCGTCATTGGAAAGCTGGCTTGACGTGAATACTTGGAACATTGCGTTTATCTCCTTCGTTTACGATGAATCCATTATAGCCATTAACAGCGTTTAGTCAATCGAATACATGTAATCAGCCTGTAATTGCGTGTCTATATTGCTCAAGTTACAACCAGCATCAACAGAATCAATGTCTTAAGTCTATTCTTATGCGATGTCTATTGCGTAACACTTGTAACCGCTTTTTCTTAGAAATACAGAGATACCTACAAATAGAATCCAGATTGATTAAATTTTGAACATAAATGATAGAAATTTGACGAATCAATCAAATCACCTGTTACACGATAGACAACTGTTACACAACAATAATTATATATATAAAGCTAAAATTAAATATTATCTATCTATATATATTATATAGAGTTTTTATCATATCTCCCTGCGGTCGGATGGGGTGGATTTTGTAACACCCATCCCAGTTACAAAAATAGACACCTGTTACACGAAAAAAATTGTAATAGGACTATTGCAATAAAATTAAATGCGACATACAATGCAATCACACTAACGACGAGGGCATACAAATGAAAAAGTTAATCACCATTATCGCTGCGGCATTCATCCTGACTGGTTGTGCTCAGAACCTTAAGAATGGAGACTGCGTTACTTACGCATACGGATCTTGCATGATGCGATTCGTTGATGGTCAAAAGGTCCCGGCTGGAGAAGTTGATATGCGATTCAACGGCCTTTCATCAGACGACAATCAGGGCAACTTTAGCGGCAAGGTATCCGTTAAAACTAAGGAGTGGTAATAATGGGAGAGGGGATATACGTAAACTACAATGACGGTCGTCCTGCGATGCAAATAACGGCAGGACTTCGCGCTCCGTCATTCTGCGCCAACTTCAACCAGAGGGCGCAATCAAATAAGACGCTGACTATAAATACTCCATTGACGCCGGAATCTCAGGTTGTTGTTGTCTTTACGAAGCCTGTTGACGTTATTGAGGTGTTCGACCAGACACTTGTCATACCCGATCCGTTTTATGTTACTACTGTGTCAAGGAATGGTAACAATGGAGTGATAATCAGAGGTGAGGATGCACTAAGCGCCTATGAAGGTTTGCCGCAATGGGCTGGAACCGTCATGGAGATATTACCAGTCGGCACAAGGAACGAGGGTCTTCTTGTTGCAAACTCAACTGACTTCACCGCTATATCAAACGTGGCAAAGTTAATGACGTGTCAATACTCAAAGCGAATAACTGTTAATGGTAACATGCAATTGCCAGTTGGCGGGATACCATTCGCAAGATGGGACGACCCTAATGTAAGCGTCGGATTTGATGGATCTAACATAACGGTAAGGAATGCATCTTACAGCGGTAGGGATGACGTTACGGCCTCTGTTTCTATGGATTTGGTTATATTTAATAACACGCCGCCACGAGGAGGTAACGGAATAACCATGACAAACAAACAAGGTCAGGTTACTTTCTCAACTGTAAATAAGCCTTTTGTTTACAACCGCGTAATAAACATAGGAACAGGTGATCAGGATATAGGTAACAGTCTGATTCAGTTATCATACTGCGGAGCGTTGATTGAGAACAATGGCGGGTATAACCATGTAAGGATGAATGGAATCAGAATGGCTGGAAATAAGATAAGAGTGGCTAAAAATAAAGTTGTTGGTAACTACTCTCGACAGCAATTCGTGATGCCCAACAGGAACATAGCAATTCAATCTCCGTTGATAGTTCTTCCAAACATGTATTAAAAAAGGGGCCAATCGGCCCCTTATGTTTTACCACCTCCCCACTACAACCTTCCCGCCACCTGGTAAGTTTACCGTGATTCCATTGTTGTTAATCTGAACGGTATTACCCGTTCCGTTGAATGCAAATCTGCCTTCTGCTGCGTAAAGCTCACCCCTAACAACCACGTTGTTAAATTCCGAGCCACCGCTCTTCGTAATTCTCCATCCTTCCTTACCTGACTGGAAGTTATTCGACTGGATGAACTCACCAATCATAGCATTAGTAATGAATCCGTTCTTGATGATCGCGCTACTTAAAATAACCTGACCATTCTCAACAACGAAAGGATACTGAGTCTGACCATTCATTCCAGTCATGATTGCAAATCGTGACGCTTCGAATAGTATTTGCGCCTTGACCGCTGCGCCGGAGCCAATCAGAGACATAGCCATCCCTGCACTGTATTCCTGCCCGTTATATTTCAGACCCAACTTGACGCCGTACATTGCCCCGGTCGAACTAGCGTTACTCCACGAATCCAATTTTTGAGAAAGTGCCGCCTCGTTATCACCAAGTCGAGCGCTTAACGTCAAGTCAGCTTGAGTTCTAGCCTCAGTCTCATTTGCGATAGCTTCGCGGATATCTGTTAAACTTGCCTGAATATCGTCACCAATCTGCGCCTTAAGTTGGTCAATCTCACGAGATATCGCTTCAGTCTCAGTTGCGATAACCTCACGCAATTCGCTATTGCTAGCACTAATCTGATCGTCAAAGCTAGCCTTCAATTGCTCTACTGCTGTCACTCGCGCTTGCGTCTCATCAGCAATCAGCTTAAGAGATTTGGTGTACTCAGCTTTTCGCTTTCCGTTCTCCTTCTTCATGTAGATCGCGTCTTTGTCATTAGCCAGTGCGTTCTCAATTGCTGCCTCTGCGTTCGCTGCGTTCTGCGCCGCGTTGTCGGTTGCGTTATCAGCAAGCCACTCGTAGCCAGGCGAGTTTTCGATATCGACAGAAATCTCTCCGATGATATCGTCAACGTTTGTTGATGCCATGCCTCTGACAAAATCAGTCCACTGAGACACGTTACCGATCCTGTCAACCGTCCTTACCCGATACCACACAATATTCCCTCCCGGCATCGGTGAGTGATAATACTCATGCTGCGGGTACGGAATCAAAGAAAGCAAACTTGCGTTATCCACTGTTCCATCAGGTGACTGTTGCAACTCCGTATAGGCCGTATCTCCAGAACCATCAGAGAACCCCCATTTTGTACGGATACCAAAAACAACATCATCCGTAGCTGTAAGGTTAATCGGTCGACCCGGCTCACCTTGTTTACCAGTCAGCGTCGCAGCTACGATATTTGACCATCCTGAAGTCGTACCTGAACCAGCGACGGAGCGAACTCGAACCTGATAGCTGCCAGCGTAAATGCCCTCAACGTAAACCTCTTTGTTTGCCGTCTGAGGAACGTTTTGCCAGTTGCCATTATCCTTTCTCCACTGCACGTCATAGAAAACTGCGTACGGAACTTTATCCCAGCTAACAATCATCGTTTCTACGCTCATCCCCTGGACGATTCGTGACTCGGAGGATACTTGCACGTTTTCCGGTTTAGGTATCTGGTCCGGCTCAACGATACTCGTCGGTCGGTCGTCGATGTTCACACCGTAATCAATCTCATCGTACTTGTTAGGATCGTACTCCACCGCAGTAATCTTGTAGGTAAATTCCTCATCGTCATCACCCTTATCGATTTTTGTCACGACGTACTGCTGTAACGCAATGTCTGTGCGGTCGATAGCGAATACCGTGTTAGGCTTCACAGTAAAGCCAAAGCCGATGTTAACCTCTATAGTCTTACCGTCAGCACTAACGCTTGAGATTGTGCGCTTCACGGGCTTGCCATCGGGCTTATTTACGATAATGAAGTCACCTGCGCGCGCATCCACTCGGAACGGCAGGAAAACCTGGCTTCCAGACACTTCGAGCAAGCGCCCTGACAGGTTCATAGTCAAGTTACTTGACCAGAAGTTGTCAGCTATAGCCACCACATCACCGATGGTCGGGATCATGCCCTCAAGCCCGGTAGCGAAGTTTACCGTAGTGCTGCGAAGGTTGGTTTTCAGAATCCATCGTCCTCGTCGGTTGGCCTCGCTGCGGCGTGTGCACCCGATCGCTGTAATGCTCGTTACGTTGTTACCGAACCGCAGGGTCGCCTCGCGATCGAATACTGGCTCAACGTCCTGTTGATACATATTTTGTTCGTCATCAAACATCACGTTACACGTCGTGTACATACTCTTTTCGCTTGCGAACGTGTAGGAGAAGTCTCCATTAACAACGTTGTCGTTAGTGAAGATGTACGCAGGCTCACGCGGTCTGTCGATGATTACCGAAATGCTTTCACCATTCCAGAAGCTCATACCACGGAAGATTGAGCAAATATCGCGAATCACCTTATACGCATCAGTCTGTGACTGAATTATCACGTCGCAAAGGTAGCGAGGTTCCGTGCCGCCTTTCCCATCCGGGACCATCTGGTCGCAATATTGAGCAGCCTCATATAGCGCCCATTTATCTACTGAGATTCCAAGCTCCTTCTGATCCAGCCCATAACGCTGATTAATCATCAGGTCATAAAGCACCCAAGCCGGATTATTCGTCCATGCCTTCTTAAAAGTTCCATCCCAATTTCCGTTATAAGTTCGTGATTCTGGATCATAGTTTGACGGAACGTTTACAATCTTCCATCGCTTACGAATTGAGATCGTAGGTAACTGGTTTGGGAACATCTTCGAATCAAACTCGACAAAAAGAAGACCAGTCAACGGGTAACGGAATTTGGCATCAATCACCTCGGCATAGCTCTTTACCTGAATCGCATCAACAACGTTAGAGTCGTTAGAGTCAGGAGTTTTCCGAACTACTCTGAATATGACCTGATTGTTGAAGTTAGGTAGGTTTACACGTCTGCTTCGATCGTAACCAGACATTGTTTTGCCTTCGATTACGTCAGTAAGAACAGTCTCAAACGAACCGCCATCAACCGCTTGTTGCACCTCGTACTCAACGCGAACGCCGTTTTTATCACCGTTACTTTCAATTCGTACGCCGCGAGGCATGAACATTTTTATACGGATTGCCGACAGCGTTTTGTTGGTTACTGAGATCGTGTATGGGTTATCGGTAGTAACCTCACGATTTACAGTTACCTCACTGGAGCTATCTTCCATGCCCTTGATGTATTCCTGAGTTTGAGTACCTGGCCTGAACTCTGCCTTTACTCCTTCGAAGTTGAATGAGCCATCCTCGTTTTGCACCGGGACCGAGTTAAACATCAGTTGCTTAAGGCTGAATGCTTCGTCAATCTCGCCGTCGGATATAGCTAACAGGATCTTGATCTTGTTAATTGAGATCAGGTTATCTTCCATTTCAACTGGGTTATGAGGCTTGGATGAACCGCCTTTAGATCCGCTTATCACTTTTTGAATCATGATGTTTGCCTTTTTGTGCTATTTATCGGTAAACTCATTATACAGGCGAAAAAAAACCCGCGCAAGGCGGGTTGGTTTTAACTCATATCCTCAGCGTAAGAACCTGCTGAGAACGTTGCGCCACCTCCAGCGCGATAGCCATACGGGACCGGAAGGGGGTATCCCGCCGCAGTCGTGTTGACAGCGCCGCCGAACGCGTACGAAGGTTTGTTCTTGCTTGATTGAACTTCAAAATTTGCCCCGCCCGGCTGAGGTGAAATCATCTGCATCACGCCGCCCAGTACCATAGCGCCGCCCATCATAAACAGAGACGATGACATTGTCCCCATTAACGCCAGAGATGCGCCGCCAGTATAGAACGCCGCAACCATTATTGCTGCACCCAATACAACCTGGAATAGACCGCCTGACTTAGAACCAGTCGGGATCGGGACGATTCTTATCTCTTTAGCGCACTTGAATTTTTCCTCTTCATGGTGGCCCACGTTAACGCCATCCACGAATATTGCAAACTTGCTACGAGAACCGACCTCACTTTGCATGTATTCTTTGAACCCATCCACCTGACTGGATAGCGCTCGGATAGCTTCCGGGTAAGAGTCAACAGCGAATCGGTGGAAGACGCCGAAGCGCCTTCCAAGTGAACCGGATAATTTGATTACTTTTACATCATTCATAATTTGAGATCCTTATGACGAACAATCAAAACAGTATGATCCTGATACCAGCCGGAATAAATATCACGTCGCGACAACTTGCCAAAGGCGTGATGCAAGATCTGGTTATCACCCAGGTAAATCCCTGCGTGGTTCCATACCGGAACATTTTGCCCTATCTGCATGATTACCATATCACCAAATGAAGGATTATTCTGATCTGGAATCTCAACGAATCCATCTTGCTTGTAATAGTCCTGATAGAGATTAATCCCGTGCTCCGGTTTCCACCATTCAAAATTCAATCGGCGATCGCGTAACTCTATGCCGTGTTCTTTGTGCCACGCCATAACCAAGCCGTAGCAGTCAAATGAGCCTAACGACCACGGGCGACCAATCAGAGGTAATTTCTCTGGCTTCACAAACCGCATATCTCCTTCCGGTACGCTAACAATAATCCAGGTAACTTCCATCTCGTTACACATGCATGTGTCGTGCGCGCTGGGAAGGGTTGTAGCCCCGTCTCCTGTGTGGCTATGAACGATCGCAATCGTGGTTGATTCTGCATCATCCTCGATACATGCGTATTGCACTGCGTCCATCATGAAGTGATTCTCAGGATCGCGATGTACGTTATCAATGCGATGGTATTTTTGCACCCGCCCCTTTTGGGTAACTACCCCGCAGCATTCGCGGGGGTATTCTTCTTGAGCGTGAGTCATAATTTCAAGTTTAATTTTTGCACTAATCATTGATTTTTCCTCTGTAGTGAAGCGACAGCACAGCCGCCAAAATCCAATTCATTGTTTGCACCGAACCGCAGGCGGCAGGCAGTTACCGTACCTGGGCAGAAATCCAGAGAAGGATCATCTACCGGATTATTGTCTTTGTCAAAATAACCGTTTTGCCCGTTGTATCCGCAGCCTTTCCCGGTTTTATACCATCCTCTTTGTGCAAAATAGCAAACGCTTTGCGTTAGTCTAGACGGGATCATGATGCCATCCATATCATACGGAGACGTGAGATCGAATCGGGCGACGCTCTTATCGACATAGCTCGGTCGTTCGATATAGTATACCAGTTTGCGGTAAGCGCCGTCAGCTATTGAGCCGTCAGGTTGAATTAAGTCCTTTTGAGTGATCCAGATTGTCACCTTAGCTTGCATCAATCCGTTATATGAGCGAATCATTGCAGATACTCGGCTATCAATGTTCGCCACCGTCAACTGTGGTTTTGTGGCCTTGCCTGAACTGTCGAACGAGATCCCAGATATACCGAACGGTCGCGCTCCGTATTGCTCACCACGGAATGTAATTTCCTTCGTCGGCAGCGTTCCAGTTTGCTGGGCCTGCATGATTTCCTCTGGAGTGTACTGGATGTTCTCTCCGTGGAATCGGTACACCTGAGCGCCGAACTTGCTACCATCAACTTCAATCAGGGTAATTATCTCTCCAGGATACAGTGACTGAAGGCAGTTATGAAACAGACTCTTCCCGCTTTCTTCATCATAAAGTTTTTTGTTTTCGCTCATTGTTTTTTCCTCTCGTTTAGTTGCAACCATTCTACAGCTACAAAAAAACCCGCGCAAGGCGGGCTTTTGTCATGAAGTGCTATTCCATAGATGTAAACTGCTCTATAAACGTGACATTAATTTCCATCACGTCGCGTGATACTGGCTTCGCGCCCAAGCTGTTAGGCTTAACAACCCATATTCCGATCTTCCCGTCCGGCGGCGTCCATGCGAACGGTTTAATACGGTGAGAATCACAGAAGTCGTAAACAGCCATGAAATCTTCCCCGGCATAGATAACCGTATACTCGCGTCGCGTGGTGTTAAATCCAGATGACGCAAGCTGCATGTAACCGTTACCGAACTGGATAGAACGGTCATTGTTGGTAGTGGTAAGTGAGCCGCCGCCCCCTTGAACCTGCGTACACCAACTGAAAGTATCAAGTGCCGCCATCATTAGCCTCCCGTTTTTTCCTGAATGTAATTGTAAACCTCGCCGCCCTGCGAACAAGACTCGCGAATCATTTTTTTGAACATCATCTCTACGCCCTGAGAAATTCCTCTCGGATCTGAACCGTTGTCAACCTTAACCTCCATGCCGCTAACGTCAACGACCGTTCCACCTGCTGATTGGTTTACCACCTTCGGCACTGCGTTTGATGCATTGAAGCCTGACGTTGCAACCGAACCAGCCGCTGAAGCTAACGTCTGAACACCACCAGAACGAGCCATCATTGGTGATGCCTCACCTGACAACGACGCTAAAGAAGGTGTCGCAGCTGACGCGGCAGATACCCCAAATCCGCTTGCAAAACTAAACGTTTTTCCACCAGTAAGTCCTGAGATCGTATTGAAGATTACCATCTGAGCAATCATCTTGATAATCATGCTAATGATGTCTTTCGCAAAGTCAGCGAAGCTTGCTTTCCCTGTAGTCAAGAATTGAACCATCATATCCGACATGCCGCTAAGAGCACTTGATGCAATTTCGTTAACGTTGCCGTACATATCCATTGCCGCATCGCCGTAATCTGCAAATGCGCTTTCAGCACCTGCCAACCAGTCAGCACGCTTGGCATCTTCCGCAGCATAGTAATCATTTTGTGCCTTGATCATGTTCTGGAGTTTTTCATCCCCTTCGCCGCCGCCGGAGTTGATGTAATCAGTGGTGATTTTAGCTAGTTCAGCTTGTCGCTCCATTTCTCTGGTACTCAGTCCGCGTGACGCGTTAAGCTGCTCAGTCGCCGCCGTCATCTCATTGACAAACTTCAGTGACTTGTCGGTAAGGGCGTTCAACTGCTGTTGCCTTACAATCTGATCGCCGATCTCAGCCTTCTGTTTAGCAAGCTCTAAAACTTTCTCTTGGTTTGCAAGTAGTGATTTTTCTTCCGCAGATAACTGACGCTTAGAACTGGCTTCACGAAGAACGGCAATTGTAGCCTCAGTCGTAAACAGCGCCTTTCTCTGTGCTGATAGCTTTTGCCCTATCTCCTTGTGCTCCTGCAAAACCTTAAGCTGCGCTTTGAGTGAAATTAACTCCTTATCGAATTGCTCTGTAGGTGAGCGTAAAATTTTCGACTGCTTATTTCGTTCACGGTTTCGCTTTTCGATCTCTTCAGCTTCTTCCTTTATAGCGTCCTTAGTTTCCTGGCTATACTGCTTTTCAAGAGTACGGCGCTGCTTCATTGCTTCAATGTATCCCATCTCACCTTTTTCAACACGGGCGTTGATGGCATCAAGCTCTGAAGCTAACTGATCGTAGTTGTCACGAGAACTTTTTACAATATTCTCCTGTTCCTTCAGCACATCAGCGCCGAAATCACTCATTCCAGGTAGTGACTGAGTTGCCTTTATGGCTGAGGCGATAAAGTTTGAGATGTACTCATCACCCTTCGCAAGAATCATTTTAACCTGAATCACTGTACCCTGAACAACGTCGATAATCAGGTTTAGCGCCCCGAGTGTATGATCACCAACCCACCCCCACGCGTCCGAAGCCCACTGCTTAATATCGTTCCACATTTTTTCCAGAGGCGTAGCGTTCTCAGCGATAGACTTCATTCGCTTTTCCATTACATCGGCGAATAATTTTGTGGCTTCAGATACAGCCTCAGTTTCACCCTTCGTCCTGCTTAACGTGTCGATATATGTCAGTTGGCCTTTTTCAAGGAAGTTATATTGTTCGTTTAACTTCTCCAGACCTTTAACTGGATCGCTTGCGATTTTGTCGAACTCAGCAATGATTTGGCTTACTGATTTTCCGGTGGCTGCGGACCACTCAGCCGTCGCCTTAGTGATGTTCTGGATCTGCTCGCGAGTGTACTTACCAGAACTTGCCAACTCCGTTACAATCTCACGAATACTTCCAACGGTTGAGTTGCTTGTCTGCGCAACTTTCTGAGCAACAGAATCAAGGTCATTAGCCGTGACGCCTGCATAACCTCCAGTCTCAATGAGTGCATTCTGCATATCAGTAATTGACTTGTACGAATCATAACCAGCTTTAGCCAGAATACCTAACGACCCGACGAGAACGCCAACACCTGCCGTGACTGGATTAATATAGCTTAGCAGCACTTTAAACGTGTTACCGATCCCGCCAAACGAGTCCTTGATCTGACCGCCTTGCTGGATGGCAACCATCCACACAGGCATACCGGACGCGAGAGACGTAACGACATCGGTAATCTGCGCCGGAAGCATTCGCATTGCCTGCCTGTATTCCCCGGCGCTAATGCCTGCTGCATTCATAGCCCGGCCTTGATCTTTAAGTTTTGCGATTAGTGGTGCTGCTTCTTTCGATAAACCAAGCTCAGCCGCTTTCAGTTCCATTAGCTCAGCATGAGTCTTACCGATCGCGTTAACTTGACCATTCAGGGCATCCATGAACGCCTTGCTTCGTGCTGCCGCCTGCTCTTTTGCTTTCGCTTCCTGCAATGCCGCCTGACCTTCTTCCGTAAGCATAGCCCGGCTGCGAGCAAGTTTTGCGTTTTGCAGATCCAGCATTTCACCCAAACGGAAAAATGTCTCATCTGGAACGACTCCCTGCTGCCATAGCTTGTCAAGCTGCTGAGACGCAATCTTCAACCTTTCCATTTTTGATACTGTAGGATCGATTGCCTTCTCCACGGCCTCATACTCTTTTCTCTGGCGCTTGAGTTGTTCAGCGTGTTCTTTGGCCTTCTGTTTTGCAACCTCTGACTCATTGATTAAAGAACCCATAGAATCAGCGGCCTGGTCGTTGGCCTTTGAAAACTCTTTCAGTGACTTGACGGCGCGCTGCACTGTTGACACATCAACGTCAAGCGACAGACCTGCTACCTTATCAAACATATAACCCCCTATATACGAAAAAACCGCCAAACGGCGGCTTAGTTGTTCTGCTTAGCAATCATTTCAAGCGCTTTCGCTTCCATGATCCTAACGTCCTGCAATGCCAGTTCTTCATCTTCTATTTTATAGATTTTAAACAACATAGGCAAAACATTATAATCAAGACCATAAGCGCCAGCGCCTGAACTTCTCCACTGAGTGAGCATTGACGTAAAAACATTCCACGCCTTCACCATTTCAGCATCGCCGATTATCGTTTCCGGCTCTTCGTCTTCATAGTCAGAAAGACTTAGGCCAACCGATCGCAATTGCTCTTCTGTCGGCGGTTTCTGATATAACAGATAAACCGCCCTTTTTAGTTTTTTGCTCGGTGTCCGGCGAGCGCCTTGATGTAAGTTGCTGTAAGGTTGTACGCTGCGGACGGGTAATACTGGACCAGTTTTCGAGCATTTTCTTCGTTAAATTCTTCTTCAAGGTTCCATCCTGACGCGATCTTGGTAATGAACTCGCTGTCGTTCATTTCCCCTTGGTTGGCATACATATCCTGAACTTCTTTACTGGAAAGGTGGCGTACAGTGAAAATGATCGTTGCATCTTCACCGTTAGGCATGGTGAAGGTAACTGGAAGTTTGAAGTCTGGAAGTTGACCAAGAACGAAATTAAATTTAGCCATGATATATCTCCTGATTGGTTAATAGCACTTTTTGTTAAAAGCAAAGAGTGCAAAGTTGATACGATGATTTTACAGAAATGAAGAAGGGGGCGCAAGCCCCCTATTGATGGTGTTTAAGAACAAATCTATGCAATGTCAGAGGAAACGAATGTGAAGTCACCTTTCAGGGACACGGATAATTCAACCGTTTCCATCTCGTTCACCTGTGTGGATGGGATGTCGTTAAACGACAAGATGCCAGCCCACATGCGAACCTCGCGAGCTTTCGGTACATACATTCGAACCGCAGTTACCTGACCAGAAGAATCCAGATTACGAAGAATCGGGTAGATCGGGTTATCAAATTCGTGCGCGAAGGTGTACGTTAGCGAGATTGCAGATTTAAACGTTGGGATCTGCTGTTCCTTATCGTCTGACAAACACTGATAAGTGTAATACTGCTGCTCGCCGCCGTCCTGACCAATCTCCTGAATGCAAGGGATTTCAATCCAATCAGTAATTTTTGCGAAGCTCGTAGCGCCGCCAGCCGGGAAAGAAAGCGTATCAGAGGTGTCAATGCCAGCAAGCGTTACAGCTGTGTCCTGGGAGTCAGTAACAATCAGAACTCTGCTAATCATCTTGCCCCACACTGAGTTAGTTACAATAACGCAATTGCCTTTAACTAAACCGTGTTCAGCTGCAACTGTGGCTACTGGATTTGCTGCGTTACTAACCGCAGTGGCCTGAATCTCTGCTTCTTGTCGAGATTTTTCCACGAAAATTTGTGCGCCATTTGGTAAGTGCATAATTAAGTCTCCTTTGTGTCTACTCGTACTGTAAAGCGAACCGGAATCATCCAACCGCTTTCGTGTTTAACAATTTGATGCACGATTGCACCCTCAAAAATATAACCAACGTTAAGCATTTTACCATCTTTGAAAAAATCGGCAATCTCTTTTGCTTTCAATCTTGCCTCGTCAACCCCTGATCCTGGAGGGAAAACTACTCCGATTTGCACTATCGCAATGTAAGACTTGCATTTTCTGTCAATGGATAGATAAAGCGTATCCCCTTCAATGTAGTTGAACCTCAGCCACATGCCGCCATCCTTAGGAGGTGTGAAATTTCTGTTTTCCATGTAGTGAGGAAAGTCTCTGTACTTTGATAGAAAAGCGGCTCGCGCCGCCGCTGATAACTCATAGTGCATTTTGTTGTCTCCTTGCTTGCTTTATTGCATCAGCCATATACGATCGCAGCCTCAACGCCACCAAACCTACTACTCCACTTGGAGCTTGCTGTGAGTGACCGTATTCAAGGGCGTTTGCATAAATCAACATGTTTGAAAAGTGAACTGAGGTTATCGCGCCTCCACGGCTGAACATGCCATAAGTTTTTGCTTGCTCTTCGCTACGGACGAAGCCGCCAGTTTTATCATATCGATTTAATGCGTGGTTAGGGATTTCGTTAAAAGTTATCTGCCAGTTACCCTTAAAGCGTCCTGTATCTACCGGAGAGCGGCTAACGAGGGCGCTATGTACATCTCTGACGAATATCTCTATAGCGTGCTCCAGCGTGCTCTCAGCGGCCTTAATCCACGCATCAATCTCACCTTGAAATCTACGAATCTGATAGTTAGCCACCGACTGATACCCTCCGCAATACTGGACGATAAGCAACTGGTTTCAGTGACGCCTGAACCGGGCGAGCATCAACGACAACATGACGAATGCCATCAATCTCTATATAGTCACCTTCGTTTATTTCATGATCATTATTGAAGATCCCCAAAATATCTGAGGCGCGGATAGTTTCCCCGTCAATCTCACGCGCGTTCGGTCTTCTCGTTGCGCCGGATATTGGAATAACCTGTTCCATCGGTGGGATCTCGAATCCGTTTTCATCATATCCGTATTCACCTTGCTTTATCAGGTTCATAGGTCTTGACGGATCGGTGAAGAAAGCCACGCCTTTGCGAGCCATCCTTTCAATCTGTGAGTAGTTCATTAGTGGCATCCTCCACGAAGTCCTGTCATTAATGCGAATCGACCACGTCGTCGCGCTTTAAGCTGTTCGAACATCTTACCCCACGGCGTCGAAAGCATCATGTTTCCTGACTGGTTGCTCGTCACCTCTCCGAAAGACTGACTAAATTCACCGCTCAGGGAGAATGATGTAACACGGCGTGAGTAAGATTCCAGATCTTCATCTTCACCTTTTAGCGCCCCATCAAGGAAAGCAAGGTGCAATGCATAAAGAGCAAGCGCCTTGACGTATGCATCCTTAAAGGTCTTCTGGCATACAAATAGCTCAGCCATTTCTACCCAAGCATAAAGAGTTTCGTCTGGAACCTTGCGAATCGCCGGAACCAGTTTTCGCATTTGCCCAACAACTGCAATTAAAGTTTCTTGATTCATAATTTACCTCCATAAAAAAAGGCGCTACATGAGCGCCTTGATGATTAATATTCGCCGCCGTCCTCAAGCTCTTTAACGCTTTTACTATCCCACGGATCTGGCTTCGTGATCTTTGCCATTTCAGCGCGGATTTTGCGGTTGGTTGCACTGTCGTCTTTAACTTCGATTTCTTCGCGAGCAATTAAGCAACGCAGGCCAGGTAAATCAAGAACGGACGCCGGGAGAGTAACCTCTTCATCTGGAAGAACCTTTGCGAAAGTTCCATCTTCCATGCGGAACATCTGAAGAGCTACACCAACGTTTGCGATAACAACAGTTTTTTCTTTAGCCATTTTGTTTTCTCCAATAAAAAAGGGACTAACTAAGTTAGCCCCTATAATATTACACGCCAGTGATTAAGACAATAGTCATCGGGCGATAAATTGTAAGGCCAGTACACTTGGAGGTGCAAGGCACTTTGAAGTGCAAGTCTTTCGGCTGTGCTGGCAGCATGTTAAATGCTTCCGGGATCTCGATGGACATGTTCATCGGATTCTTTTCGTACACCAGCACACCTTTAGTACCCGCGCCGTCGATATCTTCAAGCTCTGCGATAGAGTCGATTTCGATGCCCGCGTTCTGAGACTTGAAATAGTCCAGATAAGACATAGTAGTCTCAGGCATACGAATCGCCAGCACCTTACGCATGGACGGCGGGATCAGGATGTTGGTTGCTCTGTGCTGTCCTCGAGTAATCGTCTCGATGGTTTCGATCGCCTGAGTCAATTCCGCTTCAGCCGTTTCCGGTTTCTGAGTTGCGCCATCCATCCACTTACCGGAGGTAATTTTGGTGATGTTCGGATGATTGAATACGGACACGATCTTGTGCGGCGCGGAACCTTTGAATACCAGGCGGTTAACTAGTTGGTCATGCGCTAACTGACATGCACTTGCCTTGCGAGTTGACAGAGGGCGACCAGTTGCCTGACCCGCTTTGATTTCGTCGATTGAGATCAGATACGCGTTACCCAAACGGAACACCTTGCCAAACTCAGAAGTACCCAGGGCATCAACAAGCGGCAGGTCATCGGTGTAGTCAGCGATAATCTGAGCCGTACCAACCTTATCAAAGGTCATGTACTCAAACGTCTTGTCAGTCGGGGAAAGATCGGTAGTAACCGGGAACACTCGCAGCGCGGAGCCGACCGGGTAATCTTCTTCGTAAGACTGGCTCTTGATGCGGTGTAGTTCCTGAGCGGTCCAGATACCCATAGTCGCAGCGGCATCCTGTTTCACACCAGCTTGAATCAGATACATCTCAACGTTGCTTTTATCTGCTTCATCAAATTTTTTAGTGGTCATGATTACTTCTCCTTAGTTAATAAAAAAGCCGTGATTGTGTTCACGGCTTCAATAATAGCACCTTTTGTTAAAGCGTCAAGGTGTTTTTGTGTTATGGCGCAGGAGCGGAAGCGATGGTTAACTTAGCCTGACCACTAACACCAGAGCCATCTGCGGCAGTCCAGATAACATTGACTTCGCCATCAGATACTGCGGTCACGAGTCCAGTAGCGGCATCTACAGTGGCTAAAGCAGTATCAGACACAGACCAGGAACCAGATTTATTTGTAGCATTCGCTGGAGTTACAGCCACGCTGGCTTGTACGGTTTCGCCAGCAGTTGCAGAATCTGCAGCAAGGCTCACAGCAGCGCCAGTAACGTTAACAACAGCTTTTTCGAATCGATATGCGATTGTCTCACTAGTATCACTTGCATCATTTGCAGTCCACGTCACATTAACGTTTCCAAACACATCACCTCCGACAGGGGTTAGCTTTCCAGCCTGATCAATAGTTGCAATGTTCGTAGCATCAACAGACCATGCGCCAGTTTTATCCGTTGCGTCATCTGGTTTTACGGTAACGCTGCATTGCACAGGTGTATTGTTTGGCTGTGGACTAGCCTTGTTAGTAGCAATCGTTGCGGAGTCAACAAGAACAACCGGAGGCGGTGGGGGTGGAGTAATAAAGGCATTTTGCTTCACCTGGACCTCAATAATATGCCCGTCTTCATGCTTAACAAATCCACCAGCAAATGTCCAACCTACAGAGCCAGCGCCACCAGTAACAACGCCGCCAGTTCCAAACTCTAGCTTTGAGAACAAGCCAGGAGCTTCATCAAGAGAAGTAAGCGCCCATGCACGACCGTGAGAAACGACATTGCACACTTCACCGTCAAGGATTTTACCGCTCAGGTGTTCATATTTGGAACGGAAAGCAATGCCGTAAGGTGTGCCGCCATCAGCAAGCGCCGTTACAACTTTCATTCCGTCAACGATACCGACAACCTGAACCGCCGCGCCGAACTCAATATCCCCTTGAGCCACGCAAGCGCCATCAATGTTATAGGTTGAAGTATCAGAAAGATTGCCCGGGCACGCCGGACGCAAGTACAAATTTTCGTAAGCCATAATAATTTCTCCATAAAAAAAGGACTATCCAAAAGGATAGTCCCTATATTAAATGCTAATTACAGTTGATGCAACTGAACTTCTACAAGCTGAATATCTTTATATTTGGCAAAGCCGCCAGCGTAAGTCCAGTTAGTAGTAATTGTTCCGTCGGATTTTTCCTGACCGTCAACATCAAGTTTAACGGCAGTGCCGAAAATTGGCGTATCTGTTGATTTTGAAAGCATCCAAATTCGACCGGAGGTCATTACATTGATTGCGCCGCCTTCTTCATAAACCATCTGGTTTTGAGAGTTAACAGTCTGCCAATGAGATCGAATTGCCACACCGTAAGGATATTTTTCTGCTTCCATACCCTTAATAAGTTTATGACCGTCAGCCGCTTGCGCTGCGACAACCTGGACGGCAGCACCAACAAGAACATTACCCCCTTCACTAACGACGCAAGCGCCGTCAACGTTGTATTTAGAGGTATCCGCAACCATACCCGGAAGGGCGATCGCCATATCGCGCTGATAAGATGCGTTAATCTGTGCCATGATATTTCTCCTTACATTACTTTGCTTAAACGTGAATTTGGCGTAACAGGAGCGGCGTCGTTTTTCTCTTCCGGCTTGCCGCCTTCGATAGAGTCGCCTTTTACTGCTTTACGCTGAATAGCCATGATATCAGAATCTTTAGCAACATCAAACATAGCGTCGATATATGCGTCTGATTTTTCACTAACATCTTTATCAAGCATGGCTTTAACCACGGCAATCTTGACGTCTTTGATATCAAGACCATCATGTTTGACGCCTGCAGTTTCTGCTACTGCGGTAACTTCTGCGCGTGCGGCGGCATCGGCTTTTTGCTTCTCTACCTCGGCCTTAACCAGTTCCGGCAGGGAGTCAACCTTAACCTTCAGCGCATCGCGCTCAGCTTCGAAGCCATCAGCTTTCCCCTGAATGGTGGCAATCTGCGCGGTTAATTTTTCGATATGGTTCGCAACGTCTTCGGTTACTTCCACATCAACTGAGTCGATCTTAATTTTTTTCATTTGCTTGTCCTCGTTAGTTAATTGAACGTTATTATCATACGGGAACTCCTGCTCGGCATCAAGATTTAATTTAGCAATTCCCGCGCGACCTTTAAAAACTAGAGCAATATGGTTGACCTTGATATTGGTCTGTACCGCGTCGAATTTCACCCAACCTTCAGGCGGCGCTTCGTCCTGTTTCATATCCTCTTCGAAGATATATTCTCCAGTCTCGTTTGAACCCCAGCCGGGCTTATCAATATCTACCGACGTGTACCCTACAGATAATTCCCCGGCCTCCTTAGCTTTAGCTTTGCTGATCGCGTAGTCGCTGTAAATACTCAAAGGAACTTCAACGCCAACCCCTGAAGCAATACCAGCACCAGCACACGATCCGACAACAACGTCCTTAGCATTCTGCGGAGTTACCGTTACGTGACCAACAGTAATTGGCTTCCCCGCAAAACTTTGCAAGGAGTCTTGCTTGAAAACTTCGGACGCCGGACGGAACTCAACGCGATCGCCGTGCGGAGTCTTGTAAACCTGAGCACCGATTCGCGCCACGATGGGGCGATCAACCAAAAAACCATTATCATCAAAGTGCGCCTTGATCTTTACGGAATCGAATCTTTGCTTTGCCTTCATTTTTAACCTCTCTTTTATGTGAATGCCGGAACAGCCCAACAGCGGCAGTTGTATTCCTCGCCCGGGAATACGTGATCGGAGTCTACCGCTATGCGCTTACCTTCCCATCTTACATGTTTTTCACGTTCGCGTAAATCCATCACCCCGCGCCAGAAATAGTAAGAGACACCAGCGTCTTTTATGCGCTGCCGCATCAGTCTACTGTTCCAGGTTCCGACAATTCCCGACGCCCTGTTTTTGGCCCAATTCCGGTAAACGCCAAATCGCTCCTTAGCCAGTTCAACTACAAAATCCTTGCTTTTACCCTGACCGGATGCCGCACGAAGTTTATCAGTGAAATCAGTAACCATGTTGGCGGAAAATTTCCTGATAGAAGTAGTCACCTGCGATCGCCACAGATTATATTGTCCTGAGTACCAGCTTTCGGCAGCGGTAGGACCAATCAGGGCAAGTAGCATCACGGCTTGATTCTTCTTTCCTCCAGCATTGCGAGCGATACGCAGCCACTGCTTAGAGTTGAATTTATAGATCGTTAGCGCAATGGATGATAGAGAACCAATAATCGGAGCGATGAGTGATTCAACGTAATCAAGCAATGACCTTTCTGTCTGATCTATATCTTCGTCGGTAGCGTCAAATTTCATCAGCTTTAATTCGTCACGCATTTTTTCAGTTAGTTTGGCTGCTACATCCTGTAGGGAGCGCGACATTGCGCGCTCGCTCATTTCAGGATAGCGCCACTGTGTTGCAACGCCATTAATTTTCATCTTCTAACTTCTCCCCTAATCCCGGTTCCGGTTCGGTTGTTTCTTCCGGTTCGCGAATGTTGATGTTATTACCATCCTTGAGTTTGAACTCAGGAGCGATGGATCTCAACGTGTCGCGAGCTTCTTCCAGATCGATGATTTGCTCAGTGATGGCCTTCGTGACTGACTCAACGTTATTCTTCGTGATCTCTGATTCCTCTTTCTTGCTCGGAACAGACAAAGGCTCAAACTCGATAGACCACTCTTCCTCATCAACAATGAACGGCAACAAGAACTCAAGAAGCGGCCTGTAATCTTCCTCGCGCTTGCGATCGACTAGCTTATAGAATGTCTCAAGCGCTGTGTTTTGGCTCGCTGATACGCCGCCTACGTTCTTATTCTTGATGATAATCTCATGAATCCCGGATAGGGAGACAATGCGGTCCATCTTGCTTGATAAGAACTCAGGGACGCCGCTGATATCAGAGTTGAGAACGTCGTATTCTTCCGTCTCAGCATCGATACCGATCGCACGGCCTACGCCGGAGTTATCATCAACCTGAGCCAGTCTCAAGCGCGCGGCATACTGAGCATCATCATCATCACACATTTCAGCAAGACCTTTTACCTTCCATACAGCCTGTTGCTTACGTCGCAAGATCTGAGTAGCCAGAGATTCACAGTAGTCGTAGTCGCAGATTGCATCAATCAGTGACTTGTTCAATACCGAAGCTCCCCATCCTTGATTCTGCTTTCTTGCCTGTTGCGTTACTCGTTCACCATCAGCAATAAAGACTCTTGAGTGATGAATCAGATACGGCTGCATATTGTCGCCAGGGGATACCTTGTAAATTTCAGGCTCACCATAGCGAGGGGATCTTGCATTGGTGACTCGCTTTTCAACAGTGATAGCAAACCGATCGTAAACTCGGACGCCTTCAAGTTTAGCTCCAGGCCTTGCCTGACTGGTTAACATCCGGTTGTCGTTGATGATTGCCACCATAGCCGCGCCACCGTAAAGTCTCGCCCAACAAAGAAGATCCACCAGACTTGAATCAAGTTTGTAGCTATCCCATAAAGACTTGAACTCTTTTTCATCCTTAACGCCTGACATTTTAAAACCAGCCGTCACCATCTCTTCCGGGATAACATCCACAATTCGCTTCGCGGTTGCGTTGTCGTTGTAGAAAGAACCGACGTGATATGATGCGTCAGACATAAAGAATGGCTTAGGCGATCCGTCCGCGCCGCCGTTAAAGATATCGTTATATCCATCATGCTTAACAATTTTCATGTTTCCTCCAATAAAAAGGGCCGTCAATTGACAGCCCTGATTATATCTCATTTATTACCGCTTAACCATCCCGGCGAGTCGCTTCATTCTCTCGATAGGATCATCAATGGTCAGCAATTCGATGTTCGCCGCATCCATGAAGTTATCGACGATATCATCATGCGGGTGAGTGTCATCGTAAGTAAAGGCGCTGTGCTCAGCGATAATTTCAGCAAGCATAGGGTGCTCTTCTGGCAGAACCACACGCCCGGCCTTAATAACTGGCTGAGCATCCATAGCTCGGGTAACTTTATCTTTGTTACGTTGCAATGGTGTAATTGAGATCGGGGTCTTTTTCCTTAAGTTCTGAATCAAGCCCGTTCCGCTCGCTTTATCTTCCACGTATATTTTGCGAAGCACGCCCATTGATTTATTGTGCCTCCATGCCTGATTCACAAAGGCGGTAAATTGTTTCTCCATATCAGGCGCTTCCCACTTGCCGCGAATGCCGTCGATAAAGTAAACCTTATCGTTTTTCTTACCCCATAAACAAAAGACTGTGTAGTCGTTTAGCTCACCTGTCTTCTGAGCGGTATCGGCGGTGATAAAACGGTAATCATATTTACCCGGATCTGGCTCATCAGCGTCAAGGCTGCTTCCGTAATAAGTCCACCACTCCGAGTTAAACACGGAGCCACCAAGCGCGATCGGTTTCTGCTGATACTGAGAGTCAAAGGTGTACTGGTCCGCTTCGCGCAAAGCTAACAGGTCGTGCACACTTTCCTTGCTGGGCCAGAATGAGTAATGCTTAACTCCATCCAATTCTACATACTCAGACGACAAAACGTCGCGCTCAAAGTAAGGCTGTAACCAGTCAGGAAGCGTCTTTCCGTATTCTTCAGTTACAAGTGCCGGAATTGAGATCTGATCAAACTCAATACCCATACCGCCATTCATCATGAACCAGGTTGAATCCTGTGCGTGCAGTCGCTGCTGGATTGCAATAATCGGCGTCTCGTTGTGCATGCGACGGGATCGTATTGTGTTCTTCAATAGCATGTGAGTACGCTCACGCTTAACCTTTGAGAACATATCGTCAGGCTTGTCGATATCGTCGAGCATTACCATCCCAGAGAATCCAGGCATCATATAGCCACCACGCGAACCTGTGATTCTACCTCCTGCTGCTGCGGAGATTAGCTCGAACCAGACCTTGCCATCTTCGTTAAGAACTTGCATCTCTTCATCCTTCGATGTACCGAACTTGCAGGGCCACAACTCCTGGAACTCGTTACTGCTGATAATCTCACGGACGCGCTTACTGTTACGCTTCACCAGACTGTCGGCAAACGACACGTTAAGGTTTCGCACCTTCTTACACTTAAGCATTGCGTATACCGGAAGGTGGATTGAGAACACCTCAGTTTTACCGGAGCCTGGAGTAACGTTAAAGATAGTGTTACCGCGTCGACCTGCAATGATTTCCTCAACTTCGTGACATAAATAAAGGTGATGCCAGTTAGGCTGGAACTGCTGAGCCTGCATAAGCTGGAACCATATCCGAATCATTTTTTCGAAATTGGCCTCGCTCATTTTCTTGATCGCTAACTTCTGAGTTGCGTTAAGGTCTTCCCATTGAATCATAATTAAGCCTCCTGTATGGGCGCTTGCGCGCCCGTAACGTTAAAGCATGTCAAGAATACTGTTTACAGCCTCTTTCATTGCGTCCTCAGTGGTGGCGACCGCGGTAGACGCTGAAGCTGCCGAGTTTTCGATGTTGATTGAGGCTGGCTTGTCGATTCCGAGATCCTTACCGATAAAGGAGGCGTTAATAACACCGTTGGCGGCAAGCTGGAATTTTTGTTCATTGATTACGGATTCCACGAACTCCATAACCTCACTGTATTCTTCCTCGCGCTTCCACTTAATGATCGCCGCCTCACTTGCACCTATGAATAGCCTGTATCCGGCCCACGTAAACACTCGCGGCTTATGAACAAGCGATTCATACACTCCACCCTGGAAGCTGGCAGACTCAGACGCCTTGATCGCATTGTCTTCAGCCCATTCGAAATACTTAACTGACAGATCGAATAGTTGCTCAGGCGTCATTGCCCGGTTCTTCGCAAGAACAGTGCCGAACTTTTTCTTGTATAGCTCTTTGAAATTACCTCCCTGAACTACGGGAGCGTTCTTAGGTTCACTCATAAATCAATCCTCTTCGTTTAACATTTAGTGCTATTTTACCATATTTCAGGCATAAAAAAACCCGCCGTAGCGGGTTAGTGATTATCACGACAATCGTCGCTTAATTCCTTTAGGGTGGGTCTGAGCTTTAGAGTAGCAGTGAGCAAGGTCGCCAGTCATCTCCCATTGGTCCTTCTTAGGTGAGTAGGTCAGCCATACACCAGTTTTATCCTTAGCGTCCATCGCAATTGCTGCCGCAACAAGTGCGAAGCCAGCAAACAAACCAGCACCAAAAATAACGATACCAGCAATAATCAATAAAAAAATGGTCATGTTAAATCTCCTTGATTAATTCGATGTTTATTTTATGAGTGTCAAGATTAGCGCCAGAAAGTTTCTTTGCTTTCGTGATGGCTTCTGCCTGACTGGTTGCATATAATTCTGTTTCGAAAGATTGTTTGCACGACTGGCAAAACATTCCCATCTTTCGAATGATTAATTTAACTTTGAATCGCTTCATCTTCCTGCGCCTTAATCATAACGCCAGCAATTCGACCAATAACAGCCTCACCCGGATTTAATCGTTTTTTATAACGAGTGGTTTCACCGTTGCGAGTTACTTTAATTTCAATTTTGACTGATTCGTCTTTGGTGTTTTGCATCATGCAATCCTCTTGAATTGTTGCCGCTTACGGGTCTGCGGCGTTGCTTAACCACTATGCAACCGAGCTTGTTAGCTGGAAGTGTGAGAATCGTCTCACGCGTTGCGCTTCATTGCGCCTCGTTTGTCTACGGGATTAATACTATCACCGCTCAGAGACGTATGTCAATCATTAATTTCAAATTGACCCTTAGTCATATCCTGCGGGTAATCAATTTCATGCAGGTTTCCATCGTCGCCGTACACATATACGAGTCTATTTGCTTTACTTACTTTTTCAACATCGTACAAGCACCCCGCTGAGAAAGCATCGCTATTGCGTGACGTGATGCATCGAACCTGATCACCTTTCTTCGGTAAGTTAGCCATTATTCGTAATCCCCTTCTTTGTTACCTACGCGCCCGGCAATATACCCGGCAGTCCAGACAAACTTGTATCGGTCGATGAGTAGCTCTACCTTTTTGTGGTGAGTCGAGATTACATCAATCATGATCTTATCGTTCTTGCGATCTTCTTTCTTCATGCCGCCGACGAATTTGTTTAATTCTTTCGCAGCACGCTTTACCACATTCCACTCCGCTTCGCTTAAACCGAACATTATTTACCTCCACCAAATGAGAAGTTAACATCTAAAACCTGATTGCAAACCGACTCCATGTATCGCAACTGGTATTTGGCAACCTTTGAAGGACTTAATTCATCGGTAAATAAATCCTCAACATTGATTTCTTTTTTGTGCTTACGCTTCCACGCCTTGATAATGTTTGGCGTAATGCGCTCGCTTTTCCAGGCTGCAAACTCAGCTTGATTCGTCGACACTGGTGTAAGCTGCCTGTCGATCTGGTTAAGCAATTCAGCGGTTGCTCCTTTTACGTGCAATTGATCGCCGATAGCATCAAGGATTTCACGAGCTTGCTTCTCTGATAGGTTAATCGTAATCACGCCTCTTCTCCTTCATCTTCGATCGGTGTAAAAAACTGACTGTTCACTGCCGGGTTATAATAAACCCCGTCGTCATAGTCGCTTTCTCTCACTACAATGAAAACGTCGCAACCGTCATGCATGAAATCACCGTTATCAGTATGAATCAGTTCGAATACTTCAGAAGTTTTAGTGCAAGTGAAAAACTTATCAGTTGATACCATCATTTCGATTTCCTCTCTTCGTTGTCGATGAGGTAACTATATCAAATCACCCCACCGACGTTTTAGCAATTCGTGCTATTTATTGATGAACGTGGCGGCTATGTGATGAGCGGTAATTTCTGGATGACCTTCGACAGAGAAGAAGTCACATTCCTGATAACCGTTAACCCCGATCATATCGTCCAAGTAGATATAGTCTCGGCTGTCATTATCGAAGTTGCAACCGTTGCGATGTATTCGACATAGCTTGACCTGGATATCACCTTCAATCATCTGCAAGACTTCGTCTTTGAATCCACCATCAGTAAATACCGAAAGGGAGTGCGACTCTTTCACCTTGCTTTCCGCTCGCATACCGAAGAAGCGATTTCCGAACTGCGGCTTGATGACTTCCTCGCTAATCCAGATCATAAACTGGCGCGGGCTTTTACCGTTCAGGATTGATGCTGGTTCTTCTTTATAGCGACGGTCCTCATACAAGAACATGAAATATTCGAAATTAGCCTCACCCAGGATTGCCCGGGCAATCTCAAACATTGGCGCTTTGAAGCTGCGTAAAGCTATGTGATCGTAAGTGTCAGCCAGGATGCATCCGATAGTGTCTTTTCCTGCGCCCGGCGCGCCGTTTAAAATGATGGCTGTTTTCATGTTAGTATCTCCCTAAAAATAATTTTGCCACATTGATGATAGTGGAGTTGATGATTAACAGAATGATAACTGTCAGTACAGGATGTGCTGCAATAAATTCGTACAGGTTCATTCATCTACCCCGTGAGATTTTAAATGATTGTGAACGTTATCGCCATAGTCAACTACAGCGTAAGTGGTTATCCCAAGCGACCGGAATAATGGAATAATTTGCGGTGAGTCATCAAAGGCCGCCAGAATGTTATCAATGCCGATCGCGAGCACCGCCTCTTCTTTCATTACTGTGTCTTTCCGGTTATCGGTGTGCGGACGCATGATCAGGTAATCATATCGTGCGCCGTGACGCTGAAGCCATAACTCTGACTCGTAACGAACCTCATCGCTTCGCCCAGTTAAAATTATTACATGATAACCAGCAGCAAACATGGAGTTCATCACCTCAATCGTGCTTTGAATAGGATCATCAAAGATTGCGGCTCGGTTAAACTCAGACCAGCTTTCAGTCAAGTGCAAATCCTTTGTCGGTAGCAGGTGAAGTCGACCAGATCCATCGCTAAGTGTTCCGTCAAAGTCAAAGATTGCTACGCGGCGAGTGCCGAGAAACAGGTTGATTGTCTGGCCCCAAATGGTAATTTTATCCATGATTTATTCCTCTGATTGGTTGCTTAACTCAACGAAGGGCATTCTATCAAATACCCTTGAGCAAGTTTTAGCAATTCGTGCTATTACCAGTAATCGACCTCGTAGTCAGCCCAGGCGTCAAAATCACTTTGGCAGAATGTGCCGCTATAATTTTCCATCATTTCATCGATCAGGAAGTAGCATGACTCGCCGTTACGGTAGAAGTATGAATCTGCAACGTTACGCGCCCAGCGTCCGGCATCTTTCTTGCTCATCTTCCAGTGTTTCATTGCAATTTTCTTGAATGCGCGAACAACGCGTTTGCGGATCTTAATGTGCTTATACACCGCATTGCAGCCGTAGGCCATATATTCGTTATTGCCAAGATTCTGCATGATGTACGGATTAATCTCTTTCGATGTGATTTCCAGATCGCCATCATCCAGCTTGTCATCTTGAATCTTAGCTGTAATGTAGTGGCCTTTGAACATTCCAATGCCGTGCAGGGTGTGTTCATTGTTAGGTGTATCAATGCAAATCAAATGTTTCATGAGTGTTCCCTCGTTCGTTGGTGTAGGGGAATCATATCGCATTCCCCTTGATAGGTTTTAGCAATTCGTGCTATTCGTTTTAATAGTGATGCAAAAATAATTTTTTAAGCACGTCACTACGAGCGCTGAATCGACTTGTGGGAGCCTTAAAATTTCGTGGAACAATTGCACTGCCGACACCTCAGATTTGTAGTAGTGTGCGATTCTGGAGGTGTTTGGGCGCATTCCTTCCACTGCGTCGCGTGCTGCATCTTCTGCTGTCATGATAGTAGCCATAAAACACCCTTAAGAGATAATGTCAGGACCAGGAGGCAAAATAGCAACTCCTGAAATGATGGCGGCTCGTTATTCCAGTTAGTGAAGTCTGGCATAGTTCTTTCTCCAAAAGAAAGGGGAACCGTTCAGAGCCGATTCCCCGTTGGCATTACATGATGAAAAACAGCGAAATAGCAGCGACCAGGAGAACAAGAGAGGCGGCAAGATTAAATAAATCCACCTTCTCTTTAAACTTCAGCGATGGCTTGCGGTCAACTTCTGACGGCTTGACGTTATGGATCTTGTTCGCTGCAACCTTGCCATTGACGCAGAAAGTACGCTTGCGCTTCTTGCCGAACGTTGCGAACTTAGTGCCGCCGCTGTTCCAACGAAGACCTTCGCCATTGTGCGTCACTGTTGCAATGCGATGGCGGCCCGTGTCGTCGGTCAGCGCTACAGTGTGCTTTGCGTGCTCAGTAGGAACGTCGTAGATTTTGCCAACGGTAAATTTTTTGGTGTTATCACTGATACATTCGAATTTCATAAATTTTACCTCTTTATTATGCAGTTGGTTGATTGATTCGATTACATCTCTAAATTTAACACCATCCACGATTCGATGGAAGATGTATTTTGAACTACCGCCATACGGCAGGAAAATTTCCTGGTATTCGTGACGACGGATGATGTTCACGTTGCTACCGTACTCATCCACGACAACGAAGCTGTCGTCATTGACGCGAGCGCCTTCGTAGATTTTTCCCCACTTAAAGCCCGATCCGCTACTCGATACGCATTCAAATTTCATGGTCTAATCTTCCTGTAAGGCTTGATTGATAACATCACGTATTGCGTGAAGTCACATTCTTGGTCGTCATACCCGCGATTGATGTATGGCGTCACGTCTGTAACATCGGACACCCTGGCGTGAACCTCCCAACCTGTAAACTCATCGCGATCGAACTCTCGTAGCTCAAGGATATCACCAACCTGGAAGTTTCGGTCATTGACGCGGAACTCTGCCGTTTTGGTTCCGTTCATTACACCAATGAAATGTACCGGGGAGATTTTTAACTTATGAGTTTTGCTCATCTTTCTTTACCTCGAATGTCACGTTCCAGAATTTATTGCCGCATGAATGATAGATTACGTCCTGAGATGTTAGTTCGTGCAATGCGTGCCCGATAATCTCCATTCTGTCATTCGGCGTCAGTCCGCGAAGTGATTCACGTAGGCGCGATGCCTTGTCGTAAATCTGCCATTGGGTGAGTCGTGTAGCCATTATATATTCCCTTTCTTCTTTAATTCACGAACGACGGCGGCACATGACTTGCTGCAAGCTAATCCCCACCCGCGATTTAGATCGGACACTTTTGCATCGTATGTATTACCACACCCCGGAGCCTTGCAAGTGACCTTTCTGTAAGTACCACGCTTTGGCTTTGGCTCTGGCGATTCTTCTATGATGATGCAATTTTCCATTACCTCTCCAGTTTCTTTGTTGACGATAATCATAGATAAAACCTCATTAAATTATCCTGCATTCAGCCTGATTGGTTGCCTTGCTTCAATAAGGCCACTATAACAAATGGCCTTGCGGAAGGTTTAGCAATTAGTGCTATCGTTTAACGCACATAGTTTTTACTTCATATCCGAACGGCTTGTTTTCTGCAATTACCTCCCGAGCTTTGTCACATGATTGCTGACTTTCCATGTATACGTGATCCGGCCCGGTACTCATCAAGATAATCAAGACCCATGCCGTCATTATTTCACCCCATAGCGTACAAGCGTTCCGCGCTTAATGCTGATTTCACCTGATACCGTCTTGTGTTTGAGGCCGCCATAATTCAATAGAAGAGTGACGATATCGTCGTGCACTTCAATAGTTTTCGGCGTAGCGGTGATTTCAAGCCAGGATTCATCATCAAGCTGAACTCCTTTTAGTGTAGCGCTCAACGGCATGTTCTCGATCTGAGTGCATTGCAGCATAGGCTTAATTTCTGGCTTTGTAGAATGAAATATGGCTCTACCAACTTTCCACCCAGGGCTAGTGTACTCAACATAATACGGAAGAGATGGGATGTTATCAGGATTGTGATTGTTATGAAGCTCGATGAGCCTGCCAACAATAGACGGGTGGCATTCATTGAATGACGAATCTGTTGCACGGTCTTTGCTATGGCAGGTTATTTTTCCGCAACTAATAGTGTTAAAAACTACAGGGAAATTAATATCTTTTAATTTTAACATGATGCTTTCCTCTTAGTGGTTGATGTGGTGATTATACCAGTCAGGCCAAATCCCCTTTTAACAATTCGTGCTCAGTAAACTAACTCACACTCAATATCGAACGGCTCGGAGTCTCGATGGAAGAAGCAAAGCGGCTCTTTGTTCATCCCGCCGAAAAAACCAACGGCGCGAAGCTGCTCATCATTAATGTAAGCAAGGCTTGCGGTAATTTCCTCAAAGTCCACAATAACCGGGAACGTGCGATTCTCATAACCTGATCTCATCGGGTAGCCGCCATTGTTGAGAAGTCGAACCTTGCGAGGCTTGATGTTTGCCTGGACTTCCCAATCGAAAAAGAACATCGTTCCGTCCTTCTCGTTGAAGTCAGCCGGGCCAAATACCGGACTAACCGACAGGCCGTAATCAAGATCGTACACGCCAGCTTTAACCAGGTCATCGACCTTTACGCGGTAGCCGCCCAAGCTATCATCGCACTTCACCGCATCAACGATAATCGGGTCGGCTTCCAGGTCGCGAGTAAAGCCTTTGTAACCGCCAGTGCACAGTAATTTAATTTTCATGTTCTCGTCCTCATTCGTTGTCGATGGGGTTACTATATCGCAACCCCGGAATTGAGTTTTAACAAAAAGTGCTATTCGAACGCCCCCACACACAGGAGAAGCATCACAACGATGCCAACCATGACGTGACCCATGCAGAAGAACCAGACGGCAGACCATAGAGCTATTGTATTGAAGTTCATTTCATCACCTCGATCTTGTTGTCACCGATTGAGTTTTCTACTACCGATTGCGGGTCATCGCCAGGAACGCGCATGTAGAAATTACTCACCGCCGTGAAGTTCCATTGACCGCGCCACTTGAAATAGACTCCGTGTTTTGCGCCCATTGCGTAGTGAGTGGATTTAGCCGGAATCATGTGCCCGTTGACGCGTGTCAGTTTGGTTAGGTTACTGTAACGTGGCATAATTATTTATTCCCCAATTAAAGTACTGATATCATCGAATCCTTGCAGGTCTGCGTTCCATACCAGGAAGTTGGCCAGGTTGTCGCACCACACCCATTTCCCGTTATCCTCCATGTATGTTTTGTGCCCACCCGGTACGGCCCTGACAGCAAATCGCTTGTTGTCGCGAGTGATGAAAATAGCAAAGCGGTTGTGGCTGGTTGAATCGATGGCTTGCTGGTTCTTGACGATTGACATGGTGAATCCTCTGATTGGTATCTCGTTTCGATGGGGTAACTATAGCAAGATACCCCGATCCGTTTTTAACAATTCGTGCTATTTGGTGAGATACTTTACCTCACTGCCGGACATCATATTCCAACCATCATCAAAGAATACGCTATAGCATTTTGCAGAACGCTGGCGAATCTTGGATACAGTGCGCCATACCTTACGGCCTGAGTAACCAGTCAGCACACGCATTCCTGGCAATAACTCACCTGGCTTCCTCACTTTAATGGTAACATCAGAACCAAGATCGAACGACTCAAGGCGAACCGGATTTACCATCTCAAGCATTCGCATAACTTCGTGATCTTCTTTACATTCGCAGCCGCCGCTAGCCTTAACCGCTTCAATAAAATAACTCAGCTTGTCAGTGAAATCGCCTTCGTAATCCTCAATTGCGATAACCGTGTAGAGGCTATACGTGTGCCAGTGCGATCCGGTTTTATGCTCGAACGCGAAGAATGACATTTCTCCGTCCAGTTCGTCTTTAGCCAGAAATACGGTAATGGTCGTCATGATTAAGCCTCAGCAAAGTAAGTGTTAAAGCCTTTGAGTTTGTAGTCGCTGCCAACTCGCACAACATTCCAGGTAAGGCCCGAGTGATACGCCACCATATCTTCCAGGTCGATCGTGATTTTGGTTCCTTTCTTGAACAGACCCTTCTCGTGAGTTGAATCGCGCTGAACAACCACTACGTCAATTTGCGTTTCCATCTTCGTTTCCTCATTCGTTGTCGATGGGATAACTATACCGCGTTATCCCGATCCGGTTTTAACAAAAAGTGCTATTCTACGGTAAACTCGACGTCGGTGATTTCCCACCAGTCCGGCTCAGTAATGTTCTCAAGCTCGCAATGCGGAACATTAAGGCTCTTCATCTTGAGGGCTATCTTGTACTGATTCTTGATTTCGTGAATAAGTCTAAGAACCTTCACTGACGCCTCTTTCTTGCCAAGACCTCTTAAGTCGTACGCTGGGCCAATGGTATTAAGGTTTACTTTGATTAATTTTTTACCAGTCACGGCATCAGCTATCTTCTTGATGTTCTCTTCCTGCTTCTCACTTTCCAGTTTTCGTCTTTCCATCACCTTCGGATCAAACATATTAGTAAACATAGTCACCTCTCCTTATAATCCACATTTTTCGATATGCGCCTTCATCTGGCGAACGATCTCGTTTACGTCACGAGTCATCAATTCGCTATCAGCCAGTTTACCCACATCAACCACAAACGAATCCAGGCAATCAGCCAGGCTAACTTTTTTCCGACTGCGGCGCTTCTTCACTGGAACTTCTTCGTCTGTAACGGTAACGGTTATCATTGTGATTGCAGCGTCATTCCGGCCTACCTTCACCTTTGCCACCTTGCCATACTTGCAAAAGTGTCGGGTAATAATCGGAGTGATGAAAGCAGACTTAAATCGCTTCTCCACCTCCTTCCCGTTCGAGGTCAACCATGTTGAGACGCCTCGCTCAATCTCTTCCTCTGTAATATCCCGATCTCGGAAGTAAAATTTTACCGCCTCTCTCGCCATATCATCAGCCACGAAAGAGAACTCACGCATACCTTTGTCGCGATACATTGCGTCGCAGGTTAGGCGAATCATGTCGGTGATTTTTAATTCCTGACTGGTATTGCTCATAATATATCCTCTTTGTCTATTCGTGTGTAAATGGTGTCATAATGTGTCAACAATTGCCATTGTGACATCGCGATGTAGAGCTGTCAATGTCTGAGAGCCAATTTTAAGCCGTGTAACATTTGTCTAGCTGTATAGAGTCACTATAGAAATATATAGCTCTCAAAAAGTACTGTATATATAAACATGCAGATAGAAATATGCCAACAGTACGCTAGACAATGTAAGACAACTATACACAGCTATTACAATATAATTATCTATATATATAAATAAAAAAAACACTATATATATTATATAGATACATATATCTATATGTATATCTAGAGGCGTCACAGTGTGTAATTTTGTCACAATGGCGATTCTAGACAAATATTACAGTCGTGACAAGTTAAAGTGTAATCGATAGCACTTTTTGCTAAAAATTGAGATGACTACCAGGAGAACCGGGTAACACTAAATCCTCCCCTCTCACAATCATTGCAATCAAAGCAACAAATCAACCAACTGTTGCACACCATGCAATAATCACGTTTCATCATTTGCAATCAATCGCAATCAAGATTATTCCACATATTCCAGTGTTGATGGAATAATGAGCAATTATTGGAATAGCATTTTTTGCTAACGACTCAGTCGGGCTGGCAGGGTATGATTCATCTCATCAACCAATCAGAGGAATCACGCAATGGAACCAAAATTTGAATGTGCCGTGCAATGCATTAGCGCTAGCACCGACAACTTCACGAATCAATCAGTGTATGAGATCTACCTTATTGATGGCGGTTACTTCGCTACTGACAATCAGCAAAATCAGATCGGCGTTTTCCGCTCAATGAATGGATGGGATCGCTTCCTGACCAATAACGGGCAGACGGTATTCAAAGAGGTAACGAAATGAAATTAATCTGGTCGCTATTCGACGGCTCCGGTCTTGCTGGTCATGAACTGGCTAAGCAAGGTCATAAGGTGATGTGCTTCAACTTTGACGGAGCCGATCACGGAGATTACGCAAAGTACAATGCCAGGGTTGAGCATCCTAATATTGAGTATGTGAACGTCTTCATTGATGAAACGTTCGAACGTGATGCGATCTCGGGCGTGTATGGCAAGCCGGATTTCATTATGGCCTTTCCTCCGTGCACTGACCTGGCTGTTAGTGGTGCTGCTCACTTTGCAAGAAAGCGTGATCGCGATCCGTTATTCCAGGAGAAGGCTGTTGCTACCGCCCGGATTGCCGCGAATATTGGCGACGCCCTGGGCGTGACTTACATCATTGAGAATCCGGTGAGCGTCCTGTCATCTGCCTGGAGAAAACCAAATCACTCCTTCAATCCCTGGGAGTATGGCGGCTATCTTCCAGAGAATGACGCGCATCCCTGGTTCCCGATGTATATTGCGCCGCGCGATGCTTATCCGAAGAAAACTTGTCTGTGGACTTCGGAAGATTTTGTCATGCCAGAGAGAAAACCTGTAAACCTGCCTGACGGGTACTCTGCGCAGCATAGCAAGTTGGGTGGCAAGTCTGCGAAAACGAAGCTGATACGATCCCTGTCGCCGCGTGGATTTTTCAAAGCGATCGCAAATAGCACTTTTTGCTAAACGCGCATCAGGGATGGCTGGTATAGTCATCCCATCAACAGCAAATGAGGAAAGAATCATGTTTAAGCAATTCACTGACCTGGACTTCTCAGCAAGCACAGCAATCCAGACTGACGAGAAAGAGAACGTAGCGATCGAGAACATTGCGCGCAAGATTTACAACAAGCAAGAGAAGGCTGTTGGAGCCGCTCTGAGTGCATATTATGGTGTCAGTGATGCAATGGAGTGCGTGAACCGCGTAATGCGCGTGGTGGACCATTTAGGCGTGTCTCGTTTCATTGATAACGATACTGGAGAAATGATAATCAAGCTTAACAATCCATCAATGCGTACCGAACTTGGCAATATTGCATTATGGGGAGTGGCTAACTACTCAATCACCGTCAACTCATGCATTGCGGATCGCGTTAAGGAGGCATTGTATGAGTGATAATATTTACCGCGTAGTTGCGACCTCACGAAAGACACAGAAGATCGTGATCGCTTACATGGGTAGTAGCGCCATTGAAGCTACGGACGCCTTCGAATCATTGAAGAACAACGAGAGACTTATGAACAGGTTCAGCATTCGACTTGAGCGTCTCGAACCTGTTGTCATTGATGAAGCTCGAAAGCTATCCTGACTGGTTAAGGGGGTATAATGAACCACACTTACAAAATCACAACGAAGTCACCGAAGATTAACGGAAGCACGGTTGCGGCACTGAATAACGCGGCGGCAATTCACGAAAAAAACATCATGGAGCGCGTGAAGGCTGCGGTAGGTCGATTCTACGGAATCAACGCTGACATTGCCGACAGCAAGCGACTGTTCAAATACGTGCCAGGTCATCCATATAGCAGGATGATTGATATCAAACATGAAAAAGAATTAGTTCGAATCGGATCGCTCAGCATTGACGAGTTCGACCATAGCATCAACCTAGTGACGGCGTATCAAACTTGGGACGGTAAAAAATGATTTATATTCACACTTTCTATACTGGCAAATTTAACAGAGTAAAAAATGTTCGCGTTTACGATAGTCATCAAAAAGCAATGATGCAGAAAGTAGTTCTAGGCGGCACTATCAAGGAGTGCAAGGTAATTTCTGAGTACTGATAGCACGAATAGCTAAAGACAATAAACAGGGAGTAAGGTATATTACTCCCACACCAAACGAAGCAAAGGAATTAAAAATGAGCATTAAAGTTGAGAATATCATCAAGCATTTGAACGCAAAAGGCCGTGTAGTTATCAAGATGGATAAGTCTTCAGGTTTTATTTCAATGACAGTGACTAAGACGCGTAACGGAAATAGCGTTATCGGAAGCGTTCCAGGTTCTCGTTTGATAAATGCAACAGATGCCGATGTTCGCGCCACGCTTGAAGCAAACTCAATTTATATTAATTCGTGGAGTTAATTAATGGAGCAGGATAATTTCTGGACCCGTTATTTTGCAGCGCTTGATGCCGGGCTTAGTGCGGAATGGTGTATAAAGGTTGCATATAAAGAAATCACGCTTGACGACGCGCTAGGGAATATGGATATGGATGCAGAAAGCGAATATAATCCAGACTTCGAGTTACATGGTGATGATATTGATGAGGACGACGACGATTATATTCCTTGGTAAATAGCACGATTTGTTAATATTGCCGTAAGGTCATTTGATAAAGTGGCCTTATTCAAGATAACCAATCAGGAGTTAATGCAATGAAATCCATCAAACTGAAGTGCACTCACGCAGATAAAATCACAGGATTTGAAGTAAACAACCTGTACAAAGGTCGAGAGCGTTTTGATGGCACTCGTGAAATCAAGTTAAAATGCGG